GGCGGCTGACGCTAAATCAAGATTTCTTGTTCCGCGTACCGATAACGAGCTAAAAAATAACAAAAAACGCTAACTTGGCACAACGTTTGAAAGGAGAAACAACAATGAAAGACACAACGCGAGATTACAAAAACCTCCGGCAGTGGGTTGCGCGAGCCCGCGACCTCGCGAGCAAGCTCAACCTGGCAGGCATCGACCCCGACTGCGCCCCGGCGGTTTGCGAGGTGCACGCCGACCACCACAAATCCATGGGCGAGCAGCTCGCGGTAGTGCGGCAGTGGCTCGCCGAGTTCAACGGCGTCGAGCGCACCACCGCGGCCGAGGCCGTCGATACCCTACTGCGGCGGCTTAACCGCGCCCACCTAACCACCGATATCGGCGAGGTCTACGAGGTTGCCGACGTCGACAAGCCAGCCCCGACAGCCTTCGACCGCCTCGCGACCAAGGCCGAGGTGCGCAGCCTGCGCGGTCGCGTCGACAAGATCGAGCCGGCCCACGACGAATCATGCACCCAGCTCGGCTATATGAGCAAACGCGTTGACAACCACGATCGCAAGATCGACGACGCTGAGGAGGCCATCGCAGAGCTGCGCGAATTCACCGAGGCTGCTGACGCCGGCGCGACCGCAGACACGCTACGACTCGACGACCGCGCGCAAGCAATGGCGGCGCACATCGCACAGCACGACGTCAGGCTCATGGACATCCGCACGCGCCTGCTATCGATCGACAACTGGATCGCCGGTATAATCAAGGGCACCGCCGCCGCCGCAGACGTCGGCCCGGTCGCCGTTATTTGGCAGCTCGTCCGGTATGGCTTGCGGCGCCGCAAGCCATGAGCAAGCCAGACGTCGTCGGCGAATGTCTCCGCGTTGCGGCCCTGATCCCGCCTGCGCTACACCACCGCTTCGCATTCCGGATCCGAGAGCAGGAGTGGCGCGACCTACTGCTCGCTATGGATTCGGCTCTGCCCGACGCGGCGCTGTGCGTGTCGACCAACACTCAGACTCCGGTCACGCTACTCGCCGGCGTCCCGGTCTACATCGACAAGGGGACGCCATGAGCAACGCCGGACCCCTGCCGCTACCGCCCGACTTCGTCGAGATGGCTCAGCACATCAACGCGCTGGGCAGGCTGTATCCCGAGTGCACCCCACGCGCACGCCGCGAGCTCGGCCGCACGATCTGGATCCTCGAGAAGTCGGGCGCAACGCACTTCGGCGGGCCGCACGTGCTCGCCTGGTATCTCGTGTCGCGCGCGCTGAGCAGGCGCCCGACCTGGCTGCAATTGTGCAGCTACACCGAGCAGCTCAAAGCCGAGCGCCTGATAGTCACGCGCACGGTCCCGCCATGGCAACGCAAGGAGGCAACATGAGCAAGTCATACGACCATGACATCGTGATCAACATCCGAGCCGCGGAGCCGCCACCGCGGCGGATCCCTGTCTACGTCCTGGAGCACGACGAGGTGCTAGACCTGCACGCACTCGACGAGCACTTCGGCTATGGCCTCGGCGCGTTCGACATCGCGCTACACGATGGCACGATCCGCCGGATTTATTCCGTCGCCGAGTGGCGCGAGTTCTGCGAGATCCACAACGCCGGGCTCGAGATCGCGATGACACTGGACGTCGACCCATGAGCTACCGCCGCAAAATCAACCGCCGCCGCAAGCTCAGCACCGGCCGCCCGACCTGCCCTCGCTGCACTGGCCGGATGCAATGGCGGCGCCCGCTGCCGGACAATCCCTACCGTTGGAACTGCGCCCGCTGCGGATGGCAGCAGGGGTCGCCGAAGCAGAAGGCCGCGGCGGATCCCGACGCCACCTAGACACCGGCACCTTGTCGCGATAGGCTAAGCCATGGGCGCTGACGTCATCAAGGGCAAGCCATGGGCGCGGATCCCGGGCGAGACGGGGAAGGCATTCGCCGCCTTCGTGATCTATCTCGAGCTTGGCAAGGCGCGCAGCGCAGCGAAAGCCCTGGTGGTGGCCGGATCCAAGCCGGGCAACCGCCGCCATTGGGAGCGCTGGGCTAGTAAAAACAACTGGCGACCGCGTGCCGAGGCCTACGACGCCGACCAACTGCACGAGCAGATCGCCGGGCGGCACATCGGCCGCGAGCAAGTGCGCCAGGCCGTCTATAACGAGAGCGCGGAGATCATCGCCGAGCTACGCGACCTGTCGATCGGCAAGGTTCGCGCCGGCGATCGCAAGATCAAAACGAGCCGTTCCGGCGCGCCTATCATGACGATGATCGAAGACCCGGACAATCCCGGCGCCGGCGCCGTCGTCGAGGTGGCAGTCACAGAAGAGCTAGTCAGTCCCAAGGTGCGCGCGCAGATCCTCGAGCACCTGCTCGCGATAGCCGGCGTGATGGCACCGAAACGAACCGAGATAAAACACGTCGACCCGGCACGCGACGAGCTACGCGCTGCGCTCAAGTCCTTCGACCCCGAGCTCATGGCCGGGCTTGCGGCAGCGCTGAGCGTCGAGCGTTGATATCCCACGCGCAACTGCTCGACATAATCGAGCGCGCCGGCGAAGACGAGGCGCGCGCGGCTGTTACCGCGTACTGGTGCGAGGCGTCGCTCGCGACGTTCGTTAAAAACGCCTGGCCGTTCTTTCACGAAGACGAGCCGCTGATCTGGGGCTGGTACATCGACTGCATTTGCGAGCACCTAGAAGCCGCGTTCGCCGAGGAGATCCTCTGGCTTCTGATTAACGTGCCGCCGGGCTTCGCTAAGTCGCTGCTCTGCTCGGTACTGTTCCCGGCCTGGTGCTGGCTGAAAAAACCATGGTATCGCTTCCTCTGTCTGAGCACGAATGATTTTGTTGCCCTGCGCGACGCCAGGCGCCACCGCGATCTAGTCGCGTCGCCCTGGTACCAGAACACCTTCCGCCCCGACTGGCAGCTGTCAACGCACGTCGCCGCCGATTCTAACTTCGCGACGACCCGCCGCGGTGGGCGCGTCTCGCGTACGGTGCGCTCTGGGATCATCGGCGCCCGCCCCCATTGCCGCGTGCTCGACGACGCGAACGATCCGCTCAAGGTTTCCGTCGAGGAGAACGCAAAAATAAACACCTGGCTCGAATCGGTGCTATTGAAACGCCGCGCGCGGCTGACGTCTCCCTTCGTCGAGATCCAGCAACGCACGCACGAGAGCGACGCTACCGGATACCTGCTTAGCCGGGCCGAGAATCCCAACCTCGTGCACCTGTTTTTACCGAACCGGCACGAGCCAGATCGTACGTTCTGCTCGTCGGTGCGCTGCCTGGCCACGGGCGAGCTATGGACGGATCAACGCACCGAGCCCGAAGAGCTACTCAACCCGGCGATCCTCGACGAGGCGACGACCAGCGCCGAGCGAGAGAATGATCCCGCGACCGACGAGGCACAGAACCAACAGAACCCAACGCCTGAGCACGGCGTTATTTTTTTACGCGACATGTTCGCGAGGTGGTCGCACGAGCCGACGATCGACGACTGGCGCCGCGCCGTCAGGATCCCGGACTTCGCGAACGGTGACTTCCCCACCTATCCGCTGCCGCCGAAGTACGAATACCTGATCATCACAGCCGACCCGAACAATCTCAAAGAGTCGAAGGCGACCCGGCACACTGATTACGCTGTTTTCGACGTATGGGGAAAGCTCGGCCGCGATTGCTATCTCGTGCAGCAGGTGCGCCAGAAAATCAACTCAGCGTCATCGATCCAGGTGCTCGTGCAACTCGTGCAGCAGCACGGCGACCAGCTCGCCTGCATTCTGATCGAGAAGGCAGCGAACGGCCCGTCGATCATCGCCGGGCTGCGCGCAGTGTTGAACGTCGCAGCCGAAGAGAAGCTACCAAGAGAACATCAATTCGTACGCGATTGGAGTGTGCAAGGCGAGACGAAGCGGCAGCGAGCAGAGGCGATCTCCTACGTGCCGGCGTCAGGCCGCGTCTACATCCAGAGCGAGCACGAGAACGGCGAGCAGCACTACTGGCTCGCCGAGGTATGCGGCTTCCCGAATCGCACCCGAGACGACCGGGTTGATACGATGACGATGGCGCTCACGTTTTTCGAGCGCGGCCGGCAATTCGGCTAGGGCTTGCAACTCGCCGGCGGCGCCGGTAGGCTAAGCCGAGGAGGTCAGCCATGGCCGGATACGTCGAGTCACACGAGTTGAATCTGAAAAAGTGGGTCGCCGGGCGCAATGCAAGGCGCGGCACAGCCGAGCCGGAGCACCGGGCAAGCACGCAGGCGCTCGGACTTGCGACGGCGACCGGGCACCGGCTCAGCTCGCTGACGTGGGACGACGTCGACCAGCGCTACACGATGCTAGGTCCGATGACGCCGGTATACCCTGCGACCATGGGCTACACCGACACCGACCTCGATCGACTGCTGCGCGCGAGCGCCTGGTCGTGGGCGAGCATCAACGGAAACGCGAAGGCCATGTCGCAGTTGACGCCGATCGCGCAAGAGAAGGTAGGCGGCAGGTGGGTCAAGATGCAGGACGCGTCGCATCCGTTGCAGGATTTCATCCGCGACCCGCTCGGGAAATCTGAGACCTTCCCGTTTTGGTCGTGGCAGCACCTCCTGTACGTGACGGCGCTGCACTACTACGCGGCCGGCAACGCCTATCAGGTGCCGGTCTGCTCGCTCGCGGGGCTGTCAGTCGTGCCGCTGCTATCGCCGATCTCCATGAGCGCCGACGTCGATGAGCTCTACGGCGCGCCGACGCTCTACCGATACAAGCGCGGCGGCGGCAAGCCTGACCTGACGTGGAAGCCAGACCAGCTGCTCAACATCATGGCGCCGAGCCCGTCGAGCTTTTGGAAAGGCGCGAGCCCCTTGCGCGCCGCGCTCCGCTCCACCGAGATCGATCATATCGCCACCGAGCGCCAGCGCTACAACCTGCGTAACCGCGTCTCGCCCGGGATCGTCGTCGGCTTCGACGCGCCACTGAGCCCGAACCCCGAGCAGCGCGCGAAGATCAAGGCCGAGCTTGAGGCCGATCACCAGCGCGTGCAAGACGACGGTGGGATCCTCGTGCTCGGTTCCGGTCCGAAGGCCATCAAGGGCTGGTCGCCCGAAGAGCTGCAGGTCTTCGATACCAAGAATTCAGCGCGAGACGAGATCATTGCTACGATCGGCACGCAGCCGAGCATTCTCGGGCAGCTCGACCGGGCGACCTATAGCAACACCAAAGAGGCCACGGTGCTCTGGTTCACCGGCTCGATCGCGCCGGTGCTCGAAGTGATTTACGGTCACTACAACGCGCAGCTAGTGCACCGGCAGTACGGCGACGACGTGCGCCTGTTCTACTCGCTGGCAGGGTCGCACATCGGGTTGCAGCTGCAGCTCGCGGCGCTCGAGGTCGGCGAGAAATTGCAGGGCCTTGGGTACTCAACCAACGACATTAACGACCACCTCGAGCTCGGCATGCCGGAGCGGCCCTACCTGGACAAGTCGACCGGTCGCGACGTGATCGCCGGACGCGCCGAGCCGGACGAAGCGACCGACGAAGACGCCGACCAGGAAGCCGACGACGAGCAGGACACGCAGCCACCAGAGCTCGCGATCGTCGCCGACGACTAGTTCGTCTCGCGCATCTTTTTACGCGCCAGCACGAGCAGCTCGTCGTCGCCGTAGAGTATCGCGTCGACCAGCGTTGCGAACGTTTTAACGTTGTCGCGCTGGTAGTCAGGCGCGTACGCTTGGACCCGTTTTAGCGCGTACCACGCGCGCACGCTGACTCGGATGTGCTCAGTTTTCGGCATGCCAGGTAGTATCAATCCGCCCCGTTAACATGTCAACAGGCGAAGTTGGCCCCTTTTCCGAGCGGCTCAGCTCGGGTAGCCTGACGACATGGCACTCAAGCCCCGAGCACAGATCGAAGTCGTCGATCCGAGCACCGTCAAGCTGCAGGGATATGCCGCGATCACCGGTAACGAGTTCGAGTACTTCGATCCGTTCGAGTGGAAAAAGCGCCGCATGATGATCGACCCTGGCGCCTTCGCGTCGGTGCTCGCGCGCCAGGCCGGGCAGCAGATGCCGGTCTACTGGTCACACAACGTCTGGTCGTTGCAACTCGGCGAAGCGTCTGAGCTACACGAAGACGACCGCGGGCTCTACTTCGAGGGTATTCCCTTCGCTACCGACGAGACGATCGACATACTCACCGTCATGGATGGCAGGGCACGCACCGGCGCGTCGATGCTATTCGACTTCGGGGAGATCGCCGAAGACGACGACGGAGTCGAGCACATGCTTTCCTTCTCGGCGATCTACGAGGTCGGCCCTTGCCCCGAGGGCGCGAACCCAGAGGCGTACGCCGAGCTCGTCGAGCGCGCCGCAGATGAAGGCGCAGCAGCCGAACCGGAGCCTGCCGCGGCACCGGCGATCGATAGCAATCCAGAGGTCGCGCTAGCGGCGGCGATTCACCGGGCCACCGCCCGACTGAGGAGATTTTGACCATGTCAAAGAAGAGATCCAAGCTCGCGCCCAAGCCGGGCGCGTTCAACCGCCCCCCGGCGTCTCTCGACGCGCCGGCGCCCACCGCTCCGGCTGCCGCCTTCGAGGCGTTCGGCGCGAAGGTCACCGAGCAGATCGAGGTCATCGGTAACACCGTCGCGAAGATCGACGAGCGGATCGAGCTCATCGACACGCGCGCCGCGAGTCTGGCCACCGAGCAGAGCGTCGCGGATCGCTTCGCCAAGCTCGAGGCCGGCGAGCAGTACGCCGAGCTCGCCGACCGGCTCGACAAGGATCACGATCTCATCAAGCAGATCGACGAGCGCACCGCCCGCGTCGAAGCCATGGGTGGCACGCCGAGCCCTGCCGAGCGACGCCTCGGCAGCGCCTTCGCGCAAGAGCTCGCTTCCGGCGAGGGAATGAAGAAGTACCGCGAGCTCGCCGAGGGCAACAAGCGCGCGTCGGTGCGATTCAAGATCGAAAACGCGATGCCGTTCGCCCGTCGCCACGGCTTCGCCGGCGAGTCGTCTGTCGTGATCGACGACGGGCTCATGAGCGACGCGAGCGACCCGATCGTACAGCAGGGCCTCACCGAGCTCATCCGCGACCCGATCGGTCTGGTCGACCTGATCTTCGAGGCTCCCGGCGTCGTCGACGCCGACACCTTCAAGGAGATGGTAGAAGACGAGGAGAGCAGCAAGGGCCACGTGGTCGCCGCTCTCAACGGCGCGATCACCGGCGGATCCGTCACGGCCGTTGGCGCGTTCACGGTGCACAACACCGAGGGCTTCTTCGTCGGCCAGACCGTCTACGCCTGGTCGGCTACCAGCGGTTACGAGGGCAAGCACGGCCCGCACACCGTCAGCGCGATCACCCCCGGAACCACGATCACCTTCGCCACGAACGTGGTCGACTACGACTGCGACGACGGCGACCTGCTGACCGGCGAGGAGTTCGCGGCGACCGCCGAGAACGGGATCAAGCCGGCCGGCGTGCTGAAGGCGTCGCTGCAGAGCGTCGACATTCAGACGCTCGCCACGTACGTAATCCTGACCCGTCAGCGCCTGCGCCGCACGAACCTCTTCGACCTCGCCTCGTGGGCGAGCGGGCGGCTCCCGGTGCGCTTGCGCGAGGTGCTCGAGTGGCATCTACTCTACGGCAGCGGCACGGCGCCGCAGCTGCACGGCCTGCTCAACTCGACGCAGATCACCGCGCACAGCGTCAGCACCGACACGTGGAGCACGTCGCTCGAAGACGGCGGCAACCGTGCCGATCTGGTTCTGTGGTCCGCTGCGAACATCCCCGGCGATCGCAATATCGTCTGCGTGATGCACAAGCTCGACTGGTTCAAGCTCGCGAATGCGAAAGACGCGAACATGAATTACGTGCACGGCGCCGGTGAAGGCCCGGCGATCATCAACACGCCGACGCTGAAGGCGATCGGTGGCGTGCGCGTCGTGCTGTCCAGCAAGATCGCGCAGACGTACGCGCTGGTATTCGACCCGCAGCAGGCGTCGAGCTTCTGCCGCGTGCCTGACGCGGAAATGGTGGTCGGCTACGTCAACGACCAGCTGATCTCGAATCAGCAGACCATGCTCTACGAGCAGAGCTTCGCGCACCTGCTCAAGGTCGGCACCGCCTGGCGCCGCTGTTACTTCGACGCGCCGCCCACGGCGTAAGGAAGCCACCGCATGAGCATTCCCACCACAGAGTCACGCCGTACGCGACGCCGCCGGTGTCGTCGGCTCGGCTCCGCCCGCGCACAGCGGGCGCCCGCCCCCAATCCCCAGCACAACGACGACGCGCCGGAGCAGAACGCCACCGCGGCGCCTGCTCCGGCGCCGCCCCCTCGCCAGCGCTACGCGGTCGCAGACATGACAAGGCACGAGATCATGATCGCGCTGGGCACGCTCGGCGTCGAGCACAACAAGCGCGCGCTGCTGCCGGAGCTACGCGCCCAACTCTGGGCCGCAACCATGGCCGGGGCTTCCGATGGCAACGGCGGCGAGTAGCTTTACATTCGGCCTGTTCGGCGAATCCCTGCGTGTCTACGTCGGGCTCGCGTCCGACGATACGAGCGAAGACTCGAATCTGGGCCTCTGGCTCGCTGCGGCGTCGGCCGACCTCGACGAGCTCGCCGAGTGGTACTACACCGACCCGGACACCGACGAGCTTGTCGACACGACGCCCGACGACCCAACCGCCGATGCGCTGATCGCGCTCGGCGTCTTCGAGTGGGTCAAGGCAATGCGCGCGATCTATAGCAGCCCCGTAAGCGGCGGCGTTGCCATGGTCAAGACCGGCGCGCTACAGGAAGCGTACGCCGGCGGCGTCTCCGGGCTCAGCGCCGCAACGCACGCGCGCCGCGCGGCGATGCAGTTCTGGTCGGGCGCGTTCGCAAACCTTCTCAGAATTCCAAAGGCGGTATGACATGAGAGCTGTGATCCTGAAAGTCAACCTCGAGCGCCCCGGCAAAAAAGGCCGCGTGCTCTCCGGCTCGCGGATCCGCGTTACTGACGCCGAGTATGCCCGGATGGTACCGCGGATCGCGCACGACGCCGACGCCTACCTGCTCGACCAGGCCGAGAAGTCTGCCGAGCGCGACAAGGAGCACCCCGAGCAGCGCGCAGCCTTCGAGCGCGCCACCGCGGCACGCCGCGCGAACGCGGAGCAGGTCAAGGAAGGTCGCGAGCGCGCAGCGAAGCAGGCGCAGGCCGACCGCGGCAAGCTCGAGGCGGCGCGGCTCAAGGTCTTCGATGCTCGCAAGGCGCGCAAGGCGCAGGCCGAGAAGCGCCGCGCGGCGCTGCAGGCGCAGGGCAAGGCAAACGCCGCCGCCGCGGCCAAGGAAGCAGAAGCGAAGGCGAAGTAGAACGTGCAGCACGTCGAAGACAAAGATCTGGGATTCGGCGCGATGGCGCGCGCGACGGCGAAGGCCGACGGGCTCGAGTTGCGCAACGGGATCCTGAATTGGAAGCTGCGCTATCCACGCAGCGGCGGCGGCGCACGCGGTCAGGAGGTCGCGAAGGTCGCGGCGATCCTGCGAGTGCACACCGCTATCGCCAGCGGCTACGACGCCGCGCGGGGCAGCACCGACGCAGCCTTCGATCGCATCCACAAGGAGCTACTCGCCGGACGCACCGACACGCCGCAGCGGATCCATGCTCTCATGGGCAAGCCGATCCAGGCGGCGATGCGCGCGGCGGCGATGCGCGTTGTACAACGCCGCTCTGGTCGGATGGCAAAGGCGATCCGCTCGACGGTCTTCGAGGGCGGCAGGGTCGGCTCGCGCCGAGCAGCGTCGTCAGGCACCGTCGCGGCCGGAGACGACCCGCGCCGGCCGCGCGAAGGGGACGCTGTCTAATGCGACTCCTCGGCCGCGAGCAGATCACGGCGACGGGCTACAGCCAAAGCATCGTTAACGGCGAGATTGTGCTTTCCGGCGGCAGCACCGCGACGGTATGGGGATCGGTGCAGCCGGTCGGCCAGGCGCAGATCGAGTTGCTGCCGGAGGCAGCGCGCAGGTCGGCCCGCTGGGTCGTCTACACCGAAGGAGACGTGGGCCGTGTCAGCCACCTCAAGCCAGGCCAGATCCGGTTCGCGACGTCGAAGGGCACATTGATGCCGATCGCCGAGATCGACCACGTAGCACACGTGTCCGGGCTGCCTCACGTGGCGTACATCTGCGCCGAGGTCGGCAGCGATGAGTAGCACGCTCGCATTAACAGCACGCGAAGCGCTCGACGCCTTCCGCGGCTACGTCGAGCTTGCGCTGCCGACGCTTAGCAAGGTCATCAATGCAAAGCCGCTCGCCGCCGACGGCTCGCGCCTGTCGATCGCGTTTCCCTACGCGACGGTAGAGCGCACGAGCAGCCGCAACCTGAGCGCGACACCGCACCGGCGGGTAGGCGCCGAGGTAGCACCGGCCGACCCGGACGGCTCAACGCACGAGCTCGCACTAACGCGCACGCGCGAGCTCGTCGTCGAGGTCAAGTTCTACGGCGACACCGGCCCGGACCTGGCCGAGCTACTGCCGACCGCGCGCGGTCGGCTGGTCGAGCAGGCATACCTGAACACCGCAGGGATCGCGATCCGCGACATCGCAGACGTCTTCGACACGCGCGAGCTACGCGAGACGGTGCACGAGGTCAGCGCGATGATCGAGTTCGCCGTGGTCTACATGGCGGCGGATTCGAGCAGGGTTGGTACCATTGAAACAGTCAACGCAATGGGCTACAGCGGTTTTGACGCAACGTACCCATAGGAGTTACCGATGGCTTCTCACGACCTGGACATCAATATCAACATCTACGGCGAGTCGATGTCTGTCGACATTGCCAACTTCGGCCGGATCGTGCTGGCGACGGAGGAGGTAGAGGCAGGCTTCACCGAAGACTACCGGCTTTACACGAGCAACCGCGACGCGCAGGCAGACACCGATCTGAGCGCGCCGGCTATGCTCGCCCTGGCTGCGTTCTTTTCGCAGGAGTTGAGGCCGCCCGATATCGCCGTCGCCCCGGTGACGTACGCGACGCTCGACACCGACCTCGACGCGCTGCTCATCGCCTGGTCAGAGTTCTATGGCGTCGTTTGCGACGACCGCACGCAGGCCACACAGGACGACCTGGCGACGTGGGTCGCAGCGAACGGTCGCATCGGTTCGATCCAGTCCAGCGACGCGGCGATCACTGCCGGCACGCCTGCGAACCTCTTCGAAGATCTCCAGGCCGACAACAACAACCGCGCTTTCGGCACCTGGCACGACGACGACGACGAGTTCGTCGACCTCGACTGGTTGGCCACGATCCTGTCGTGCGACCTCGACAGCCAGAGCAGCGTTGCCCACGACAAAGAGCTCGTCGGCTGCAGCGCTCCCGGCTCGGCCGACATCGACGCCACGAAAAAGGCAGTCGTCGAGGGGCTGAACGGCAACCTCTATCTGCCTTTCAAGGGCGGCTCTGTCATGCGCCCCGGCGTGCTGTTCGGCGGCGATTGGATCGAAGACAAGATCATCGAAGATTGGTTCGAAGCACGCCTCGGCGAGGGGATCGCGGCGCTCGCGAAACGCCAGAGCATGGCCAACTCGAAGATCGCCTACGACGACGACGGGATCGCGCTCTGCGAAGGAGTGATCCGGGCGGTCGTCGCGGTCGGAGTGAAGGCCGGGCACTTCGTCAAAAACTCGCTCGTGCTCGACGTGCCGAAACTGGTCGATATATCGGCAGTGACGCGCGCGACCAAGACGGTCACGATCGCTGGCACGGTGCAGAAGGCCGGCGCGATCAAGGATTTCAATTTCAACATCGGGATCACGTTCTAGCGGCAACCCCCGAGCAGGAGATCGAGCATGTATCATTTCGACCCAAACCGACTGTCGATCACCGTCATGGGGATCCAGCTCTTCGAGTTCGCGTCTGGCGAGTTTCTGACGCTGGCGCCGCGCAACAAGCCCTTCACTGAGATCGAAGGGACGCACGGCGCGAGCGTTCGCAGCGGCACCCCTGCGGTGCTCTACGACGGCACGGTGTCGATCGTAAAGGGATCGCCGATCAATGAGCTAATCAGCGCGAAGGTCGCCCTGGATATCCTCGGCACGCCTGGCCAGACCGGGCCGATGCTGATCAAGGATCTCGAGGGCACGAGCTTGGTTATCGCGCAGACGTCCTACTTCTTGCCGCCGGAGATCAAGGGCAGCACCGAGCCGCTCGTCGTGCCGTGGGCCTTCGTCGCCGAGATCCAGCCTGGCGGCTGGACCGAAGGCGCCAACCGCTATCTCGTCTCGGCATAGGAGGTGATCCTTGGGTTCTGAGCTCATGTCGGTCGACACGACGCTCTTCGACCTCGACGGTCGCGAGCACCGCTACGAGACAGTGCCGTTCGCCTTCGACCAGTGCTTCGACCTCGGCTTAGAGCTCGCGGCGATGGTTGGCGGGCCGCTCGGCGAGGCATTCAAGTCGGTGCTGCTCGGCGGTAACGCCGGAGCGCTCGACCTCGACGAGAAGGTGCTCGGCCAGGCGATCGGTGCGCTCGGCGAGCTGCCCGGCAGGGTCATCGCCGCCGGCGGGTCGAAGCTCATCGCGCGCATCCTGGCGACGACGACCCGGATCGCCACGGTCGGCGGCGAGTTGCGCAAGCAACCGCTGCTCGACGACGGGCAGCGCACCGCAGCTTTCGGCGGCGGCAACCTACGCGAGGCGATCGACGCCGTGCGCTGGGTACTGACGGTCAACTACGGCCCTTTCGTCGAGAGCATATGGGGCGATTTGCGGCCGCAATTGGCCGGGCTCGCGATGTCAGCCGGGATCGGCCCGGAGCACGAAGCGGAGATGCCGCCGAGCGAGCCCAAGAGCGCAGCGATGAAGCCTTCCGAGATTCTGTGATCGAGCAGCTTGACGCCGAGCTGCCCGGCCTGGGTTGGCGCGGTTGGTATTTCTGGCGAGTTACAACAGGAGGAGGAGGCTACGATCCGGTGACGGTAGCAACGCAATGGCCAATGGTTCACGTTGTCGATACAGCGCTCGGCCTATCGCTCCGTGACGTACTGGAGAGCCTGTAGTTATGGCAGGCGGCGTCGTCAGATCGCTCATTACGCGGATCCTTTTCAAGTCGGATGCGTCCGGCCTGAAGAAGGTGGAGACGCACACCCGTGCAGCGAAGCGCGAAATGCGCGCCGCCAGCCGCGCAGCCTACACGCTAAAGCGCGACCTCAAGGGGATGGCGCTCGGCTTCCGGCACGTCGTCGGGGCACTCATCGCCGGCCGCGTCGCGAAGCTATTTACGCATGACTTCGCGAAGGCGGCAGACGAGGCAGCGAAGTTTGCGCGCGGGCTTGGAATTAGCACCGAGGCCTACCAGGCGATGACACACGCGGCTGGGCTGAGCGGGATCACGATCCAGGAGCTTAACGTCGCGTTGCCGAAGCTCGCGCAGAACGCGGGCAACGCGGCCGACGGATCGAAGGCGGCGGCCGACGCATTCCGCCGGGCCGGCGTAGATATAAAAACAGCAGGCGGCAAGTTCAAAGATCCGATCCGGCTGATGACTGAGATCGCCGACAGCTTCAAAGAGGGCCGGATCCAGGGGAACCGAACGCAGGTGTTGATGAACCTGTTCGGCCGCTCCGGTAAAAAGATGGGCGTGCTGCTGGAGGGGGGATCCAAGGGGATCAAGGCGGCGATGTTAGAGGCCAAGAAGCTCGGCGTCGTACTGTCCGTGTCCGAGGCGAAGATCGCCGAAGACTACAACGACGAAATGTTGCGCACGGTATCAGTGCTAAAGGGAGTACGGAATCAGATCGCGGTCAAGCTGCTCCCGGCGGTAACAAAAAACCTGCATGCCTTCGTCGCTTGGGCGAAGTCCGGAGACAACCTGCGCCGAGCGCTCCACCTGGCAGGCGTAGCGGCGAAGTTTCTCGCGGTCGCCCTGGCGGCGATCGTCACTGTCAAGCTCGCGCAGACTTTCACGACGCTCGTCGGCGTACTGAAAAAGACCGCGTTCTGGATGCGCATCAACGGCATCGCAGCCCTGAAAACAGCTGCGAAATACATGCTCATCGTCGCGGCGGTCGCAGCCGTCGTGCTGGTTATTCAATCGCTCTACGTGTGGAGCAAGGGCGGCAAGTCTGCAGTCGGCGATCTCTTCGAACATTTCGGCGTTGCCGACAAAGCGAGGGCCGTAGTCAACGCACTAGGCGCCGCTGTGAAGTGGCTCGGCACCGTTGGCTACAGCGTCGCCAAGATCGTCTGGAAGCTGATCGTCCTACAACACCAGATGTACAAAGCGCTCTGGCGCGAGTTCGGCCCGGCGCTCATCGCGCTGGGCTATGCCATCCGCGACCTGTTCAACGAGCTGTGGCCGGTGATCCTCGACGGCTTCGAGGTGTTTAAAACGGCACTGACCTCCGGCGTTATAGTGCTCGGCCAGGTCTGGCGCGCAATCAAGCCGGGGCTGCTCGAGTTGCAAGCGGCGTTGATCGAGATCTGGATCGCCGTCAAGCCAGGGCTGACTGCGCTCTGGCTCGCATGGCTCAAGATCCAGGAGGTACTATGGAGCCTGATCAAGAAGGCGCTTCCATACCTCGGCACCGTGGCGAAGGGCTCGCTGCAGGTGCTCGTCGTTATGATCGTCGCGAGCATCAACGCGCTGACCCTGTTGATCAAAATGGTCACCTGGCTTGTGAAGGCGATGAAATGGGCGGCTGGTCAGATCGCGAAGGCTTGGAACGCAGCGCTAGGCCCGATCAAAAAGCTCGTCGACGGCATCGCGTCCAAGGTCGGCTGGGTCGTCGATAAGGCGGCGAGCCTGACCGGGGCAAAGGTCGGTATCACCGGCATGGCAGAGCTCGCCGCAGGCAGGCGCAGGCAGCTCGCCCCCGGCGGCGCGACGACGAATCAGATCTCGGTCGGCGCGGTGTCTGTGAGCGTCCAAGGCACAGCCGACATGACCCCTGCGCAGTTCGAGGCCGCGGTCGCAGCCGGCACGAAGCGCGCGCTCGACAAGACGGTCAGTGACACCTTCTCGATCTTCCGACCGACGATCGGCGTGCCGGTGACAGCATGAGCGAGGTTTACCTACTCGACGCTGCGACGTACGCGATCCTTTTCGAGTTCGATGCCGATCTCAAGGAGGGCAGACGCGGCGCCGTTAAGTGGACAGACAAGCCCGTCGAGGCCGGCGCGAACATGAGCGACTTCGGCAACCGCGGCCCGACTAAGTTTCGCGTCGAGGGCGTGATCACAGCATGGCCGTGGGGCCTGCCGGTATCACAACAGCGCGTATCGCAGGCTGACGCAGCGCTGGAAGCGGTCGCGGCGGCAATGCAGCCGGTATTGTTGATAACCCACTGGTGGGCGCGCGAGGTGGTAATAGCGACCGACGACGCCAACACGGGCCAGGGCGACGGCGACATGATGCGCTTCGCGATCGACTGTCAGACCGTGCGCATCCCCGCGCCGGAGTACACGACGATCCCGGCGTCGAGGCTCAAGCCGTCGGTGCGCAAGCGCGCGACGCCGAAGCCGACGAAGGGCGGCGCCGGCGCCGGCAAGCCGAAGCCGAGCACGCCAAAGCAGACCGACTGGATCTACAAGCTCAAGGGATGGTTCTCATGATCCAGCTGCCGCCGTTTGACATCGCCGACGTCGAGCAGGTGCCCGAGTACGACTACACGATCCAGCTCGGCGATGATACGTTCCGCGTCGTGCTACGCTACGCCGAGCGCACGGACCGATGGTATCTATATCTGTACGATGCAGCCGACGAGCCGCTGCTACTCGGCAAGCGCTTGAGCATCGACACGCCACTGCTCGAGACCTACCAGATCCCGGGGCTGCCGCCTGGCGACATCGCGATCTGGGACACGAGCGATAGTGGCGTTGAGTGCGGCTACGAAGATCTCGGGCGCCGCTGTCATCTGGTCTACCTCGAGCCTGCCGACCTGGCCGACCCGACGGCGGCAGCAGCGATCACGATCGAGGTCGTATGATGCGCATCGCCCCGCGCATCGTACAGATCGACGTCGGCCTACCGGGCACCATTGGCCGGAAGTGGTCGCGGCTATACATCGCCTTCGATATCGAACGCACAGCAGGCAGCACGCCGAATAAAGCGAAGGTCGAGATCTACAACCTCGCCCCGGCGTCGCTGACCTTCCTCGAAACACCAGGCATGGCGCTACATGTACTCGCCGGCGAGACGGTGCCGGGCTCATTGTTCTACGGTGCGCTTCGCAAGGGCGGCGTAAAAACGAAGGTGTCACACCCAAATCAGATCACGACGCTTGAGGCCACCGACGGGAAGCTGATAATGCAGACCGGCACGTTCGCCGGGTCGTATCCAGCCGGCACGACGCGCACGCAGGTGCTCTCTGACCTGCTCGCCGCGAATGCTATCGCGCGCGGCTACATCGCGCCGATCCCCGAGCGCGTATACCAGGCGCCGCCCACCTTCGGCGGCAGCGTCGACGAGGTACTCGACGAGCTCTACTCCGGCGAGCAGGCGAGCTGGTCGCTACAGGACGGCGCCTTTCAGCTGCTCGCCCTGGGTCAGGCGATGCCAGGCAACGCCCCGATTATCAGCGTACCGTCCGGCATGATCGGCAGCCCGGAGCGAGCGGACAAGGGCGTCAAGGTGAGCACGTCGCAGCTCGGCGCTGTGCGCCCTGGCGGCGGCTTCGCGATCAAGTCGCGGATGATTTCCGGCGCGTTCCGTTGCACCTCTGCGCACGACAAAGGCGACACCGAGCTGCTCTGGCAGTCCGACCTCGTCGGCGTAAGGCTGGCGGCATAATGGACCCTGTAAGCACAGAAGGAGCGACCACCTTCGGCGAGCTGCTAAAGCTGGTCGCGAAGACGAAGGGCGCCGAGGCCGGCTTCGGTGACCTGCCGGCGAAGGTGATCGCTTACAACGCCGCGCAGCAGACGGCGACGGTCCAGCCGCTCGTGCTCGTGCCGCGGCGCGACCAGCTCACAACGGCCGCCCCGTGCCACGATTTGCAGGTGCGCTGGCCAGCCGGATCGACGTGGTCGATCGTCGGCGATCTGGTCGCAGGTGACTTCGGCTGGATCCGGGTCGCCGGCGCCGATATCAGCGCCTGGCGCATGCAAGCAACCGAGCTAGACCCGCTTGCCCTCAAGCGGCGCAACTCACTGTCAGACGCCGTGTTCGAGCCAGGGTCGCAGCCGGTGTCGGTACCGCTCGCAGCCGACGCATACAAAGCCGGCGCGCTCGTAATCAAGGCGGCCGAGCTACTGCTAGGCGACTCGACGGCAACGAAACTGGTCGCCCTGGCGGTCGACGTTGTAACGGAGTTGCAATTCATCCGCGACACAGTGGACGCGCACAGCCACGCAGGCCACGGCGTCGTGCCGACAGTACTGTTCACGGCGCTTACGGCGGTCGGCAGCTGCGCAGCCACGAAGGTCAAAGCGATATGACTGACATCCTGCTCGACGCCGCCGGCGACATTGCCTGGGATAACGGCCTGGTCTCAACCGTCAGCGGCGACGACGAGAAGGTGCAGCAGCTCTGGATCCACCTGTCGATCGGGCTCGGCGAGTGGGCCTTCGACACCGAGGCAGGCTTCCCCTATCGCGCGGCGACGAGCGAGCGCGGCGTGCCGGATACGGTGCTCGAAGGCTGGGTCAGGCGTGTGACCGATAAGGTGCTCGGCGAAGGATCACTCATCGCATGCGACATCTCGCTCGACCCGGCGACGAAGGTACTGACGATCACGGCTGATACGGTCTACGGGCCGGTAACGGTGACATCATGAGCACGATCCCGACTTACGACGGCAGCGGCGCGAACCTCCTCAACACGGCGCAGGTGCGCGAAAACATCGACGAGGCGGTCATCGCGTCGCCGGAGTGGGGCGTCGACGCGCAGCTCGAGGCCGACAAGGGCCTATCGCAGATCCTCGACCCGCCGGCCGACGCGCTCGGCCAGGCGTATGATCTGCTACAGGCGACGCTCGACGCGCGCGACCGCGACGCGGCCGAAGGGGTAGAGCTCGACAACCTCGGCGCGCTGATCAACGTTCGGCGGCGGGCGGCGACCTACTCGACCGTAACGCTGACGCTGGGCGGCACTCCTGCGACGGTGATCGCGGCCGGCAAGCGTGCGCGCGTGCCCGGCACGACGGATATCTACTGGGCGCTCGACGACCCCGCAACGATCGGCGGCGGCGGTACGGTCGACGTTTCGGGCACGTGCGCACCGATCGGCGCGCAGGAGGCGACGGCGGCGTCAATCACCGAGATCGTCGACGCGGTCGCGGGCTGGACCACTGTAACCAACGCCGCGGCAGCGGTCGCAGGCGTCGAGGTGGAGACCGACGCGGCCTACAGGCGCCGTCAGAAGGCGAGCCTGTCAGCGGGCGGCACGGCGCGCCCTGCGTCCATCCGCGCAAAGATCGAAGCGCTTGACGCCGTGACGGCGGCGACCGTGATCGAAAACCTGACATTGATCACCGACGCGCGCGGCATCCCGGGCAAGAGTTATCGCCTCGTGGTATGGCCGACCGGGCTATCGGTCGCGCAAGAGCAGGAGATCATCGAGGCGACCTGGGCCGTGTCCCCGGCCGGGATCTACGTCGACGGTTCCGAGCGCTACACCGTGACCGACGACGCCGGTTTCGAGCAGGAGTTTGGCTTCGAGTACGGCTCCCAGGTCGAGCTTTACGCGATCCTGAACCTGACGGTAACGAGCGAATACCCGACGACCGGCGACGCTGACGTCGAGGCGGCGCTCAAGCTCTACGACAACAGCTATACGCTCGGCTCGAAGGTGCTCCCCGATGACCTCGTAGACTACGTGCGCGAGCAGGTGCCTGGGATCGACCACTGCGACCTGCGGATCAAGATCGGGGGCGCACCTGGCGCCGGCGATACCGTGCCGCTGTATCCCGAGCTCGACGAGGTGCCGCACTTCGACACCAATGTCACGGTCAACAGCTAATGACTATCACCAAAATCACCGACCATGCCGCGCGGGCGGTCGCGCAAATGCAGGGCTGGGCACGCGAGAAGGCGCGCATACCGGCGCTGACCGAAATCCTGGCCGACGAGGTGCAGCTACTCGAGGACGTGCTGTGGCAGGTGCTCACCAATAGCCGGCTCGCGAACGCGACCGGCGATATCCTCGACGAGTACGGCGGCATTTTCGACGAGCTGCGCGGCAACCTGAGCGACGGCGACTATGCACAGGTGCTCGAGATCATAATCGCCGCTCACCAGAGCGATGCGACGGCGAAGGAGATCATTGCCATCGCGTCGACCCTCATCGGCAAAGCGGTGCGCTACACCGTCTTTTCGCTGGCGCACTATCGGCTGGAATACGAAACCGACGCGCCTGTTGTCGACGACTGGCGCGCGCGCGTAATCCGCGTGCTGGAAATTCTGCGGCCTGTCGGCGTCAGCTACACACTGCACGAAGGCGACGACGCCGGCGTATTTCGTTTCAACTCCGGGCCTGGCTTCAATCAAGGGCGGCTCGCGACAAGGATCACCCCATGAGCGAACGCATTACGAAACCGGCACTGTACGCCAGCGTAGGGTGGCGCACGAGCGGCAGCCCGACCTACGGATCGACCGACCCTGGCGGCGCCGTGCGCGCCAACGGCTGGGCACCAAACCAGATCCCCGACAACGACGAGTTCAACTGGTTCCAGGAGCTACTCGGCGACCTGCTGCTCTGGCTCGACCCGATCCTCGTGCGTCAGTTCACAACGCTCAAAGAAGGGATCGACGAATGCGACCTGCGCAGCTGTTTTACCGTGATCCCGCCAGACTCGACGAACGTATTCTACAGCCGTCTCGACCAGCGCTACACGACGACGACGACGGCGACCGGCGGCCTAAACCCAAAGCACATCTGCTGCGACGGCGGCCAGGTATACTACGTCGCCGGCACGTCGAGCTACTACATCGTGGCGGCGAGCCCAGACGATGGATCGGAGATCTGGGAGATCGATCCCCTGACAGCCGAGGTCGCGGCGCTGTGCTGCAGCGGCGAGCATATCTTCTACGTCTCCAACGCCGCGAACCCGGGGCTGTTCCGTCGCGACAGTGACTCGACCAACGTCGCCAGCGTCGGCGCAACGTTCGGGCACAACGTGCTCGTGACCAACGGCAGCAGGGTCGCCGGGATCTCCGGCAACACCGGCGCCGGTGATATCGACATCTGGCAGGGCAGCGCTACTATGTCATTTCGGGCGACAAACAGCACCGGCTCGGCGCAGCTGCGCGGGCTGGCGATCGACGACGACCAGTGCTACTGCGGCGGCGACCGCAACGGCGGCAACGACGTCTGGGCCTACGCGCTGCCCGGCGCAGCCCCGGCATGGTCCGTCGCGATCGACACCAACGCGCCGACGATCCGCGCAATGTGCAGCGACGGCGACCACGTCTACGTCGCGACCGACGACTTCGCGACGGCGGCCGGCCCGACGCGCAACCTGTTCTGCCTCGACCGCGTCGACGGCACGGTGCTCTGGTCGAT